GAGGAGATCGAGATCTCCGGCCCCGAGGCCGTCATGCACATCCGGGCGCTGGCCAGCGGCATCAAGGAGGCCCAGCGCACCAAGCGATCGGCGGCCTACGAGGGCACCACCCTGCGCGAGATCGCCACCTCCATCGCCCGGCGGCACAATTTCACGGTGGTGGGCGAGATCGCCGACGTCCGGCTGGGGCGCATCACCCAGCACCAGGAGGGAGATTTAGCGTTTTTGAAGCGCCTGGCCGGCAACTACGGCTACGTGTTTTCGGTCAAGGGATCGCAACTGGTGTTCAGTCGGTATTCAAAACTGCGGTCGGCTGCGGCCGTGTTGACGCTCAATCGCGTCGGCGATGTGGTGAGCTACAGCCTGCGCGACAAGTCGCTGACCACCTATAAAGACTGCGAGTGTTCCTACGACGATCCCAAAACCAAGCGGTGCATGACCCACACGGCCAAGGCCAAGGATGTGGCGTCCGGCGACACCCGCAAGATCACCCGCCGTTGCGAGAACGCCCAGCAGGCCAAGCTCCAATCCGAAGCGGAGTTGGAACAGGCCAACGACGGCAAGTTCGAGGGCACCCTCACCCTGGAAGGCAACACCCGTTTGGTGGCCGGCAATACCGTGGAGTTGACCGGGTTCGGGCATTTCGACGGCGTCTACCTGATCGACGAATCCCGGCACACGATCGAGCCCGGCAAGGGCTATGTGACCGAAATTACGGTCAAGCGCGGCTATGAGGACAGCGAGGGGGATGACGATGCTTAAATTCGGCGTCGTGACCCAGACCGACCCGTCCACCTGCCGGGTGCGAGTCCGCTACCAGGATAACGAGGGCATCGAATCCTACTGGCTGGCCGTGACCCAGCGCCAGGCCTATGGCACCCGCGACTACCACATGCCGGAGATCGGCGAGCAGGTTGCCTGCCACATCGACGAGCATAACGAGGAGGGGGTGGTCCTGGGCGGCATCTATTCGGCGGCCGATCCGACGCCTGTTGCGTCCCAGGACAAGCGGCACACGGCGTTCAAAGACGGGGCGACAATTGAATACGACGCATCGACCCATCGGGCGACCGTCACGTTGCCAGGTCAGGCCCGCATTACCCTCGGCCAAGAGGGTATCCTCGAAGTACAAGGAGCAACAACAATTGTACTGCACGGTGCAGTCGATATGGATTTCAGGTCCAGTGTAAACATACGGGCGAAGGAAGGGATTGTCTACTGGTCGCCGCCCGGGGCGACGCGCCCGTATGAACCGGCAACGATCCCACCCATGGAGGATACATGAGCATCGACGTCACCCAGATACGATCAGTCGACTGGTCACGCCAGATCGGCGGGTTTGGGGCGATCGTCGAACAGCTCGACGACATTGCCCAGTGCATCCGCATCATCTGCGGCACGCCGAAAGGCGCTGTCGAGCACCGGCCGGAATTCGGCTGCGACGCCTGGCGCTACCTGGACCACCCCACCAATGAGGCCCTCCCGAACATCATCCGCGAATGCACCGACGCCATCGCCCAGTGGGAGCCCCGGGCCACGGTCACCAATATCACCACCACCTACGACGTCGCGCACGTGTCGCTGACCATCCACTGGTCCGCCACGCTCGGCGGCACCGGCCAGACTACCGAGGTAAGCTATGACCTTACTCGACCTCAGTAGTCTGCCGGAGCCGTCGTTTATCGACCGCGACGCCTCGGCCGTGACCAATGACATGGTCTCGCTCTTCGAGACCATGTCCGGCAAGACGCTCTATCCGGCCCAGCCCGAGCGCGTCGAGATCGACATGGTGGCCTACCGCGAGATGCTCCTGCGCATCGGCATCCAGGCCGCCGCCAAGCAAAACCTCCTCGCCTATGCCACGGGTACGAACCTCGACCACCTGGCCGCGTTTTATGATGTGACCAGACTGGCCGCTGCCTCGGCCCGGGTCACGCTGCAATTTTCGGTCACCACGGCCCGATCGGCTGCCGTGGCCATCCCGGCTGGCACCCGAGTGGAGACCAAGGACGGCAAGTTTTCGTTTGCAACAACGGCCCAGGTGACGTTGGCCGCCGGGGATCTGGCCGTGACCGCCACGGGCCTGGCCGCCACGGCCGGCACCGGAGCCAACGGCTATTTGCCGGGCGAGATCACCAACCTGGTGGACAGCGTCGACGTGGACGCCGTGGCCAATACCACCACCAGCTATGGCGGCCTGGCCGCCGAGGACGACGACCGGCTGCGCACTCGTACCCAGCTCGCCACCGAGGCGTTCAGCACCTGCGGCCCGGTTGGGGCCTATCGTTTTTGGGCGCTGTCGGCTCACCAGGGCATCGCGGACGTAGCCGTGGTCTCGCCCTCGGCAGGGGTGGTGCAGGTGCATCCGCTCATGTCCGACGGCCTGCCGAGTAGTGAGGTGATCGCCCTGGTGGCCACCACCCTGGCGGCAGACACGGTGCGGCCGCTCACAGACCTAGTGCAGGTGGTGCCGCCGGTCTCGCGTGAATATGCGATCGAGGTGGGGATTGCCGTCGAGGACGGCTACGACGCGGCCACGGTCCTGGCCGCCGCCAAGACGGCGCTCACGACGTATGCCGCCGGCCGGGCGGCCCGGCTCGGCCGGGACATCGTGCCGGCGCAGGTCATATCGGCCGCCGCCGTGACCGGCGTCCATGACGTGACGGTCACATCCCCGGGCCTGCTCGTCCTGGGGGAGGCCGAGTGGGCGCATTGCACGGCCATTGCCGTGTCGCTCACAGGGGTGGTCAGTGGCTGACGCGCGCCTCATCCCGCCGGGCATCAACGATGCCGTCAGCCAGGCCATTGCCGGCCTGTGCGACCGCTTCGACGCCCTGGATCTGGACGGCCTCCTGTCGACGCCGGTCGATACCCGCCTGGATGCGGTCCTGGAGCATCTGGCCTGGGCCTATCATGTAGATGGATGGGAGTATGTCAGCACCCGCGCGCAAAAGATCGATCTGATCAAGCGCTTCTACGAATTCCACCGCTACAAAGGGACAAAGTACGGGCTGGCCCTGTACCTGCGCATGTTTTTGAACCGCGACCTCCTGGCCTGCTCGCCCCCCACGAAATCCTTCTGCGGTGCGAGCCTGACCGATGCCGAGCGGGCGGCCTGGTCGGCCAAGATGCCCGAGATCCGCGTCTACCCGTTCCGCCATGCCGGCACGCGCGGCCATGCGCTGTTCGTCGGGGAGTGCCTCGGCCTCTCGTATCCGGCCACCTCCGACGCGGTCCTGCGCATCGGCGAGCAGGTCACGCTCTATGATCCGGTCGACGGCAGCGAGACCGACCTCGACACCTTTACCACCTTCCGCGACACCGTCACGCATCTGGCCAGCCGCCGCGTCACCGTGGCTCTGCCGGGCATGGCCGGTCAGGCCATGTTCGCCGGCCGTTGTTTGGGAGCGTCTTTCGCCTGTGATACCGGGGCGGCCAGCCGATATTACGTACTCGATCTCGTGGACGGCTATGCCGACGAGGTGGCCAAGCGCGTCCCGCTCTCGGTGCGACCATCGCTGACCCCGGTGACCATCGGCTGTGACACGGTGTCGAGTCCCGGCACGCGCGGTCACAGTCTGTTCTTGGGCCACCGCTGGCCGGACGGTTGGGCCGAACGCGCCGTCTGTTTCCTGGAAGGGAGCTTTCCGGTGCCGTCCACGGCCAAGGATCGGATATACCGACGCACCAAACTCTACGACGCCAGCCGTGCACAGTTCGACCGACGACAGACTTCCATGTTCCTCGGAGCCTGCAAATTGGGTGCTGTACGGCCCCATTATGCCGAGGCAGCCGTCGACATGATCCGTAGCGCGCCAGCCCGGGCCGCCTTTTGCGGCCGGCCCTTGTTCCGGCTGTTCTCTTGTGATTTGGCCTCGCAGGCATGGATTTCCCGCATGTGCCGCATCGGCAAGATGGCTGTGCGCCTTTCGGATCGTGTTCTGGTTTCGACGGCCAACCGTCACTGCATCCAGGCCAGCGAGGCCGTCAAATGCGGTACCGCCGTCTGTGGTGCATACCAAATCGTAGCATTTTAATCAGGGAGATATCATGGAAAAGCTCGTTATTTTTCGGGATCGACAAGAGGTGCAAGCGGCTGATTACAATAATATCGAGTCCTACGCCGACGATGCCATGGCCCACATCGTCATGGACGCCATCACATCCGAAAGGATGTTCGTGGGCCTCGGCGTGACCCAACACTCGGCCACCGAAATCGACGTGGCGGCCGGTCGGCTCTGGGACGGCGTGACCGGTAAGCGCTATTCCCACGACGCCTCCGAGACGATCAGCCTGTTTTCGTATCTCCCTGTCTCGGACCAACGCTACCTCAACATCGCGGTCATCGGCCAGGAAGTCTCCACTGATCAGGAGCCACGAGATTTTTTGGTGGATCTGACCTCCAGTCAGACCGAGCCCAAAAGCGTCTACATGACCACGGCCCGGCAGGTGGCCATCCTCATCACGGCCGGGCTCGAATCGACCGGCCCGCAAAAGCCGGACGCGCCGACCGGCTACCTCACCACCGCCTAT